CATACAATAATATTACAAGAGAAGAATATAATTCTTACGTAGGCAAAATTGCAAAAATTGATTGGTCTGCAATTTATGATGGCGTAGAAAATCTAGAAGCAGTCGGTGAAGCATATTGCACCACTGATGGCTGTGAAATCAAACTATACTAGGAGGTATAAATGAAAAAAATATTAGCATCATTAGGAATTTTTATAGCAGTTGCAGCAGTGCTGTTTTCTATAGATAAACCAAAAGATAACTGCATAAACCTTTATGTTGATTATGGAGTTTTAGATAATCAAACAAAGTTAGAAAAATGTGTAGAATCATCTAGCAGCATTCTTGCTTTAGATGTTTTAAAACAAGCCAATCTTAAAATAGAAGGTACCAAGAAATATGGACTAGGAGTAGTTTGTAGAGTTAATGGGTTGCCAGATGAAAAGGTAGAGTCTTGTGAAGTTATGCCACCCGCAGAAGCATATTGGGCAATCATAATAAAAGAAAAACAAGTTATTCCGTTTCCTAGAAAAGAGTGGGGATGGGGACAACTTGCAGTAGATCAACAATATTTAAATTCAGGAGACTCAGTTGGATTGGTTTGGACTGGTCCTAAAGGAGAGTTAAAGTTTCCATGAAAGTTGCATATAAAAAATTCAATAACGTAGTGCAGTTTCCTATACAAAAAAGAAAATCTAGAACTGCTGATTATATAGTTCAACTAACTATAAATCTTGCAGCACTGTACATGGCAAACAGTATTACTATTGATATTTGGCGTTCTTTAACGGGACACTAATGGTTCACTTAACTCGTATTTATACAAAGACTGGTGATGATGGAAAAACCTCTACCGCCATTAATGAACGAATAGACAAAAGTAGCGATTTAATTGAGGCAATAGGAGCAGTAGACGAAGCAAACTCTGCTATAGGTATGGCAACTGATTTTCATAATGACATTATAGATAGAATCCAGAGTGATCTATTTGATCTAGGTGCAGAACTATCTGGTGCTCCAACAATAACAATATCAGAAGAAAGAATTACTCATTTAGAAAATATCATTGACGACTATAACCAATACCTAGAGCCACTTCACTCTTTTGTTTTGCCTACAGGCGCTTTGCATAATGCAAGGACGGTTGTAAGAAGGGCAGAACGTCAGGTTTGGAAAATAGAAGGAATAAATCCTAACATTGCAAAGTATCTAAATAGGCTTTCAGACTTGCTATTTGTAATGGCAAGATATCATAACAAAGGTAATGAAAAATTGTGGGTTCCTAAAAATTAATTTCATCCTGCTATAATAAGGGTATAGGAGAAAAATGTCTAACCCATCAAACTTGTATGCAGAAAAGATATATTCAGAGCATCCGCTTGTTTTGTGGGCATTAGACGATAAACTTGACTATAAAGGTTTAATCTCTGAAGGACAGCGCAACCTTACAAGTTTGTGGACACCAACAAATGCTGTACTTGCAGCGTCTTCAGAAAATTTGAATGAACCATTTATAGATAGTTCTTTAACTAGAATTAGGGTAAATGTTCCCGCATCAGAAACGCTTGAAGCATCAGTTATTAGCCCTAACATCCTTAACTTTAACACTCTCGCAGACCTTGGAACATTCACTGTTGGATCATATTTTTATTCAAACAGTTTATTTTTACAAACTGTCTCAATAGGATATGAATACACAGATCCATCCACATCAACGATAGTTCAAAATTTAAAAACCTTTACTAGCACACTTTATCAAAAATGGGGATTTATTTCTGAAACTTTTGAAATTCCAAATGTATCTGCACAACTGAGACTTGTGATTAAAATTAAAGTTTTTGAGGGATCAACAACATCAGCAGATAACGAATTTTATATAAATGGTATTACTTTGGGGCAGTGGAATGAAGAATTTAATACATATTCTTTAAACGGAATAACAGAAACTACAGTGCCAGCAAGCATAAGTATTTATGGTGGTTATGATGCGGTAGAAGCACAAGCATATGGAGTTGCAGAAGATTCTGGATACTATATTACTGAGGGTGGTTTAAAATGTAAAAACGCGGGGATTCCTTTAGTTTATGGTGCAAGCGGAGTGACACGATTAGAGCCAAATACTGATGCATCCCTAATACTTCCAGGCAAAGGTTTCTTAAATAAAAAAGGTCAGTATAACGATTATACAATTGAGTTCTGGGCAAGAATAGCGGTAAATACATCTACGCCATTTAAAATATTTGGACCAATAGCATCAGAAGATGGTTTATATGTTGAAGATGGATTCTTAACATTAGTTATTGGCGATCAATTTGCATCACATTTCGTTGGTGAATGGTTTAGGCCAATGCTTATTCATATTCGTTTAATTAGAGATTCTGCATCTTTATTAGTTAATGGTGAAGAAGTTTTATCATTATCTTTAGATACCGCCACTTTAACTCTTCCAGCAGAACTTGACAACAGCGGAGACAGTCAAGACTGGGTAGGATTCTATGCAAGTAATAACGTTTATCCTTTTGAAATTGATTGTGTTGCTATATATTCTTATCAGGTTCCAGTTACAGTTGCAAAGCGCAGGTGGGTCTACGGACAAGGAGTTGTTTCTGCAGAAGGAATAAACTCCTCATATGGAGGAACAACTGCCTTTATAGATTATCCATTTGCAGATTATACTGCTAACTACAATTACCCAGATTTTGCTGGCTGGGATCAAGGAAGTTTTGATAACCTATCAACTAGTCAAACAAGTTTAAGAACACCAGAATATGCCTTACCAGAAATATTTTTAGGAACAAAAACATTGCAAGACCTATATGATGACAACAAGGATGTGCAAGACAACGAGTCTGGTCCTGTTATTACCGATAAGTTTTTGTCTTTTAAGCCCAACAATACCTGGAACTCTATTGAGTCATATATCAATTTTTCAAGATTTAACTTATTGTCAAGCGAAGTTGAGAGTTGTTACGGCGTCTTTAGTTCTCATAACCTAGCATCAGATGAAATACTATTTAAAATATATAATCCATTAAACAATAACTATTTTACAATTCTTAAAGACGGAAATTTAATCAAATATTCCTTAACCTATAACGGAACTACGCAATTGCTATTTACTTCTACGGCAATAACTGCTAACAGCCTTTTTGCAGTTGGATTTAACATAAAAACATTATCAGAAAAATTTGGCAGTGACGTAAGTTCATTTTTTGGAAATCAAAGTTCATTAAAAATGTACGTGTGCGGAGATGATTCTGGAGACTATACTTTTACAGGAAGACTTTATTCTGTTGGGCTAGGTACAACATTAAATTCTACAAAAATAACAAGTTATGTTGACGCAAATGGGTTTATTGAATTAGATAAGGGTCAACAGTTAATTGATCATACAGCAAGTTATACAATCCTTCCATCAGAAGCATATGAAAAATATTTCTTAGACATAGGCGTTGCGGGCTACTGGCAAGACTATCTACCACTTTCTTACTTTGCTCAATTTGTAAAAAATAACAATGATCAAGAATTTTATGAAATAGACTTTTTACAATTTAATTTAGGGTACCCAACAACAACAACTCTTCAGCAAGAATCTGGAGCATCTTCTTCTTATTATAATACAGATGGAGCACAAATAAAAAGTTACGTAACATTTCAGTATGTTGCAGATGGTGCAAATATTCCCACATCTTTTGCTAATGAGGAACAGCCAGATGAGTATAAAGTCCTTGATTTAAATAACTATGAAAACTGGGAAACAACAAGGTTTGAAATTTTAAATAATACACTGATTTACCCAATTAAAACCATAGACTTTAATGAACTTGCAATTGTCTATAGTCTTGAATTTAATAGTCGTGGAGTTTTAACTAAGCCAATTTTATTAAATAAGTTACAGTTAGCCTCTCAAGCATTTAACGATAACTCTTTTAATCCAGTAGGAACAAGGTTTGGAGTAGACCTATTTCCATATAAAAAGAATGGAATTTATTTTGATTACAAGTCTAAGAATCCATTTAGCATATATAAAGAAAGCACCCCATACCTATACCTGACAAAGACATCTGGAATTGAAGTACGTGGTGAAATAAATATTCTAGAAAATCGTGGACTAAATCTTCCGATTAACAAAGAGTTGGCAACAGACTATAAGGTCAGCGCCATGCAATTGTGGCTAAGATATGACCAAGATGCGTTCCCAGCAACAGCAACAGAAATTTTTGAAATTAATCACAAAAGTGGAACTCTAAAGTTTTACCTACAGGCAAACAGCGCTGATTTAGATAGGGGCAGAATATTTGTTTTAAACCAAAACGGTGTGCCCTATAATGGTGTTGGATTTTATTTAAATGGTAGCCTAGTAAGAGAGCCAGTCCTATCTCTTAAAGAGTGGTCATCTATAGGTGTAGCATTTTTAACCTCTCTTGTCTATAACTCATATCTTGGAAGCATAAATTTGACGGGGCCAATATTATTTAACAACATTGCCTATTATCAGGCAAACAGCCTACAAGAGGTTGAAAGCAGAACCTTTAGGCCTTGGTTCCAGGTATTAACAGACGGTATAACAACAAATGATTGGCAGTTCTGGTTTAATAACTTTACTTGGGACGGCATGTTAGTAATAGGATCATCAGAGTTCTATGGTATTAATCCTTCAGATATTTATAAAACATATATAGGCACAAATAAGATAATCGTTGATGATGGAGAAGGCTTAGTCTATCAACCTGAAAAATTAAATGTATATGCAGATACTGAATGGTCAACTAACGTCTCCACACCAGTATAGTCTGATATACTTATGGTTATGGAATCTTTAATTAACCCAAAAACTGGTAAACCTTATGTTAAAAATGTACGTCGTCAGGTAATAGATAAGCATTATGACTGGGGTCTTTACGTATATAAGACATCTAGTGGTAAATGGTTTACAGACGAAGAAGGCTCAGTTTTAAATATACCGTCCGACCGTGGAGATCTTTCAAAAATTGCAGAATTAAAAAAGGTTGCAATGCACCACGGAGATGATGGACTTGGTAAAGCGGTATTTGTTCCAGGGCTAACTCAGGTTAGTGAAGAAGAGTATTCAGAACAAAAGGAAAGACTGAGAGAAGGCTTAATTCCTTCAATGAACGACTTAGGTGCTTGGCATGCAGCACAACAAACATTAGAAAAACACGGAAAAGGGGCTATGGATGAGTGAAGAACAGTATATCCGTGCAAGTCTTAATACAGAAGAAAAAGAAGACAATATTTTTAAATCACATGATCCTTTCAATAAAAGTTGGGATGTTTTAAAAGATTATGTTGGGCTTGACCAAAACTTTCGTCGTAGAACAACACGCAATTTAACAAAGTATGCTGCACCAGAATTTAATGCTGCTTATCTAGATGCAGCAAATGCAACGCCATCTGGAGTAAATGCTGGATCAAAACAGATCAATCCTGGCACGGTATATAGAAATGGCTACGGACTATTTGATGTAATAACTCCTCCA